CCGTTCTTGTAGCGCAAACGCACCCGATGCGAGATCACCGCTTGGCGGGCAGCTCCCTGCTCCTGCTCCCTGCCGGAAAGCGGGCGCACGCTCGCCCAGGTCGTGTGATATGTTCCCCAGAGGCGCTGCGGTTGTCCGTAGTCATCGACGGAGTTTCCAGCGTCACGCTGGAGGTTTATTCTCTGGGTTAATTCACCGGCTTTGATCATTAGTTGACTGTCCCCCTAGAGAACATTTTCACGATGTTTTCAACCGCGTAGGGAACCTCGTAGCTTTGCGCCTGGGAAACAGTCTCGCGCTGGTTATACCAATGACCGACTAAAAGCTTGATCGCTTGTTTCAAGATCGCTGGGACTGCGCTTGCGTCACCGTAACCTGCGACATAGTTGATGATGAATGAGTTGTAGTCATCGATCACATCGGGCCAGTCTTCATCATAGGCTGGCATGACTCGCCCGGGGTTGGCGCTGGTGTCGACCTGGTAGAGCGAGCTGTCCCACTCCTGCTGGTTTCCGGCGAGGTCGTAATAAATGATCGAGTCCACGGACTGCACCGGGCCATCAAGGTAAATGATCCCGCTGTCTGGAAGTTCATCTATCGAGAGCGCAAGGGTCTGCGTGATCAGCTTGATGTTTGCCATCTGCTCGATGTGCTGACGCGCCGCCGAGATCAAGCCGAGGATGAGGTCGTCATCCTCTAGGGTGTCGATCCTCGAATGCAGTTTCATCTCTGCGAGGGTGACTGGTTCGGTCGCTGGTGGCGTGGTGACCGTGAGCATTAGCGAGTCTCTTTGTGTTTTTTGGTGGTTGCCTTCTCAGCCTTGTTTTTACGGGTTTCGGGGAGTGGAGGAGCAAGCGCCTCAACGACGCTTGCCCACCCAAGATCAACGCATTTTTTTGCCTCCGAGTCCGGCAGATCATAGACCAGATTCGCATCATAGCCAAAATTCAAACCGGCCACGGAGGTGAGGAATTTAACTTTCATTAGCTTGCTGCCATCACCAAGTGCTTGATGGGGTCAGTGCCAGCATCGAGGATTCTTCCGTCGTGACGGGAGAATCCAACGAAACCGACTTGGTGATAATCAGCGTACCTTTCCTCGAGACGCAGGAGGGTGAAGTCCTGGACATCGCGGATGATGTACTTGCTGAAGTCACCAAAATAGATCGCCTTGGCGGAAGCTGCCATCGTTGCCACATCCTGGTTGATCACGATCGGCGAGCCGAGCAGTGTGCCAGGAGATGAGGCGCTGATGTCAGGCTGGAAGATCGGACGATTCTGATCGTCCACCAATTTCCTGATAGCCTTGAAAGTGCTGTCGTGCATCATGAATCTTGCATTCGCACGATAGGCAGGATCAAGACTATGCTGGAGATCCACCAGTTCCGCATAGGTCACAGCACCGGTTGCGGCAGCGGTGACGCTGGAACCGGATGCTGAAATGCCCTGGGGCTTGCTGGAGTTGTCACCTGTGGTGAAGTGAGTGTTTAAAATTCTTGCCACTCTCTCCCCTAAAGCCCCCCCGATAAATGATTCCAAATCAATCGCTGTATCCTGCAAAAGTTCAGCAGAAACTCGGATGAGCTTTGAGCTGTACTTGTAAGCCTTGAGCGTGATCTGACCGAAGGTCACATCCTGCTCAGCGACTTGGGTGTTTTCAGCAAGGATTGCGCCGACATTACTGTGATCGCTCACGGTTGGAATCGGTAAGTCGTTTCCTTCGCCAGTTCGGATAATGGTTGCGACTTCTCGCATCCCACCGAATGCCAACAAAGAAGCTTCCAATTGATTGAGAAAACCCTGTGGCACGGTGTAACCACCAGCGGAACCAGAAAGGGATTGAGCGCGAGCTTCAGCGATGTTCTTGGGAGCCTTGGCACCGAGCTTGAAGCTTAAGCGATTGTTCCCAAGCTCAAGGCCAGAGCGCTGAGCTGCAAGGCGTTGGGCATCAGAAGCGCCGTTCACGCTGTGAAATCCCAGCCATCCTCGAAGGGCCAGGGCTCGGTCTGCAGTTGCTTGACGATCTCCAAGATCGCGTACAAACGCAGGAGCTTCAATGGGTGCTGACTTCCTTGTCGCCACTTTCTTGCTTTTTTCATCGAGCTCGGCAAGCTTGGCGCTGCGGGTGGTGCCAGCGTCTGCGGAGTTGGTTGCGGGTGCGGGAGATGCCGCCTCAAGTTCCCCGATTCGCATTTCGTGATCATCAACCTCGGCAACAAGATTATCAAACGCGGTTTGCTCCTCGGGAGTCAAAGCTCGTTTTTCAGATTCGCTTTTGGCGTGAATGGCTCGAGCTTCTGCAAGCTTAGCAGCGCGCTCGGTGCGCAGTGTTTCGATTTCGTTCATCGATTTTTTCCTAATAAGTCGGTATTAGGACCGGGTGCATTTTCTCCGAGCGGAGAAAAAATAAACGCACAGGTCCCTTGTTCGGGATCTGTGCGTAAAGACTGCACAAATTCGATGTGATTAATTTAGCATGACAGATTGAGAACTGTCAAAACTCGGGGAGTTATTTCCTCGGGCGACCCACCGGCTTTCGGGTGATGAGAGCGAGATCATCCTGGTCGATGGCAAATGAACGACCAAACCTCTGAGCGGGCAACCGGCCCTCGGCAATAAAAATTTGCACCCTCCTCGGGGAGATCCCGAGGATGGCGCTGGCTTTGGTCACGCTGATCAGTTTACCCATGAGCAACCTCTCGTTTGAGTCGACGCTCAAGATAAGTCATAGTGTGGTCATCTCCACTTGGATTCATTGCGATGGAGATGTCTTCCCGGCAGTACGCTGTCGCATGATCGCTGACCCTGACTGTCAAGGTTTCGCATTCGCATTCACGATCCACGACCCCTAGACACGATGAGCATTCCCGGGAAAGTCTAAAATAGCGAGAGCCAGTCTGAGCAATCGAGATGGGCTCAACCTCCCACTCATGCTCCTCGGCGAGCTGCTGGATTGCGGCGCATGTCTCATCCATCCATAGATGCCGCGCTGCATTTTTTTCGCAGGACTCGCAAACAATGTCCGTTGATTCGCCAGGAGACCAGCTCTCAATCTGATCGGTTCCAAGGTCACCGCTGCATTGAGAGCAACAAAAAGGCCGGTGACAAGTTTCGCAATGTTCGCCGCAAAGTGGGTGAACCGGTGCAGATTCGCAGCAGGAGCAAGTTTTCATTACTTGACCTCCCAAGTGTATTTCTTTTCGTATTGATTTGAAAATGATCCTTCAGTTTCACCTTCAGCAATTTGTTCAGAGATAGCTTCATAAATATCCTCAAAATCATCAACACCAAAATCCAAAGGACAGTCAACAATTTCCGTGTTTGCCAACACCCTGCCTTCTCCAGCCCAGATTGCCATTCCATTCTCATTTTGAAAAAACTCGATTTTTCTGCATGGTTGATAAATTAATTCATTTTTTGCTGATGGTGTGTTTTCAGTCTCATAAACAGCTAATTGCAACTTATGAGCTTTCTTTTTCGCAAACTCTACAGCGTCATCATATTCGTCAAAAAACTTTAGAGTCTGTGTTGTTTCTGTTTTTCCTTCCCAGTTTAGCTCATCTTTGCTTACAATCCATTTTGGATCAGCAGCATCAGTTGTCTCATCCAGCCACACAGACAAAACTTTGGTTAATTTACTCATTTTCTAAACTCCTCTGTCATGATCCTGGGCAAATCACTCGTTTACCTCATGTGATCAGTATATTATATTATTCGTTCATGCGAACAATTTATTACAAATAATTGCAAATAATTTTACAAATATTTTAAAAGATCTATTTTTATAGGGTTTTTATGGTCAACCAGTTGACCGCCAGTTGACCGCCAGTTGACCGCCAGTTGTCGCAAAGAGGGTGGGGGAATTCCCCCACCCCTAGAAATGTCATTTGTTACCGATCGCCCCGGAGCCTGAGTTCCCGAAACCTTCGCGCACTGGCGAGAGCGTCCCGGGTGTAGACCGACAACGACCTCACCGCCACCGAGGTATCAGGATAAGCGGGATAAGTCACGACTGAGACATCATGCAGATCCACGGAGAGGAGCGATCGCACCCGCTCACCGTCCACCAGATCCCAGGAATCCAAATTCGTGGTGAATGCAAATGACATCTGAGAGACATCACCGCGGGACATGACTGCCATCAAGTCGGCGGCGTATTGGGTGTTCGGTGGGTCAATAGTCACACGCAGACCGACCGCATCGCTCTCGAGCTTGAGCGTGCCTGAGAGGGTGCGCCCGAGGATGAGTGAAGGATTGTGGTCGATCAAGGCCCGCACATCGGGGTGATTATCCAGCGAGCGCTGAAACGCTCCTGGGCGCACAAACTCACGGAAGCCACCAAGATCCTCGGAGGGGAGATCGTATTTTGCAGCGTAGCCAATAATTTTCTGCGTGCCTGGGTCGACTCGCAGCTCGGTGCTGAATCGTCGTTCGATGTTAGTTTTCATCTTTCGATCCTTTCATGGTTTTGATTTTTTCAAGGACTGCATCCGAAAAATCTTTCGCTGAGACGGTGCCGCTGAAATCCAGCCAGACCGATCGGAACTGGTCGAGATGCCTGCCGACATGGTGGTCGAGATCCGCGCTCATCCCGAACGCCTCCAAGACTGGCGCATATGCCGCCACCACCCTCGAGCGATGCTCGGTGCAGAAGTGATCGAGCTTGGCCAGAAACTCCGAGGGCTTGTTCGCAAAGCGCTTGACGGCGCTACACTCGATTGATTGCAGGCGCTCGCCAGCGTCGTCAAGCAGGCGCAGGAGAATGGATTCATTGGATCGAGTTGGTGGTGTCGGTTCTGGTTGCGCGGGTGCGGGAGCTGCGGGCGCTGGCGTGGTCGCAATCAGCGAGGGATCAGTTGCGGGTGCGGATGCCGGATCGGTTCCGAGCGCCTGCATGTTTAGCGGTTGCATGTAAACATCGCCGCCATCGATCGGGTTGAGGTTTTCCTTTTCGCGAATCTCGTTCACGCTTAGCCATCCCCAGTTTCGCGCGATGCTATAGGACTGATAGCGACTTTGCAGATCGCCGCGCAGGATGCCATCGACATTGAACTCGAAAAACAATCGGCCACGGTCCTTGGGGCGAATGACTTTTCGGTTTAACTGCTGCTCCCAGCGAACAAGCCACGGGCGGAGGGTGTCGACCGCAAAAGAGATGTTCATCTGCTCGAGCGAATTGTAACTGGTCTTTGACAGATCCTTGAGCTTGTTCGGTGGGATGTTAAACCAGCGGGCGATCTCAATGACCTGAAACTCTCGAGACTGCAAAAACTGCGAATCATCGGGAGGAACCCCGATGGCTTCCCATTTTAGCCCGGCCTCGAGCAAAGCCACCCGGTGCGAGTTCGCACCACCGGCGTGAAGCTCTTCAAAGCTCCGACGCAGATTGCTTCGAGCCTCCGCGGAGAGTTGTCCTGGGAAAGTCAGCACGCCACCGGGACGAGCGCCGCGCCCGAAATACCCTGCGCCAAACTGCTCGACCGCCATCGAGAGACCGATCGACTGACGGGCCAGAGCGATCGGTGACATGCCGGAAATGCCATCGAATGAAAGCCCGGGGATGTGCAGCATGTTCGCCGCGGTGATGAAGGATTTCCCGCGGTTGAGATCGTAGTAAAGCTCGCCGCTCTCAGTGCGGGTCGGTGTCACGATGGTCGGATCGATCGGCCAGATCTCGACCACATTGCCGTCGAGATCCCTCACGATCTCGCTGTAGGAATTACCCCAGAGCAGAAGATGCGCCATTGCTGCCTCACGCCACTGGAGGGAGGTCATCTCGGGATTGGGCTCATCATGGAGGAGCGCATGAAGAGGGGATGCCCGAAAGGGTGCCTTGCCTCCAGTGGGGAGACGCTCAAAAAGATTCAATGGTAAACATGAGACAGCTTCGGCGATGCACCTCACAGCGGCATAAACAGCGCTATAGGTGAGAGCGGTCTCGGGAGTGACCCGGATGATGCCGGAATCAGTGCCGGATGAGCCAAACAGCTCATTAAGGCGCGGGTCCTTGAGGTTTCCACCGGACAGGGAAAGCGCACGCGTGATAAATCCTTTTATTCGATCGATCATAGTAGTGTGATCCCCTGAGTGTCATAAATGTTAGTCTGGTTCAGTGTGCTGACCTGGGCGCGCCCGAGCGCCATAATCGTCGCAACAATGCCGTCGATCTTTTCCACCGCTTTGCCTTTGTGCATCTTGATGTTTCCTGCGTTATCCCGCTCCACCTGGACATTGGAGAACATCCACCTGAGAATCGGGTTGCCGTCGTGAGCGATGCGCTGACTCATCACAAGCACCTCAAGCTCTTTCGATGGCGCGGTCATCGCCGCAAAACCTTGACCAAATCCAACAAGCCAGTCTGGTCGCCCGTTGTTTTTGCCAAGCGTCTCAAGGTCTTTGCTGATCTGGTTGATGTTCCAGCGGTCGACTGCAATCTCTTGAATGTTGTATTTTTCAGCGAGGTTTTCAATGACTGTCACCACCGCCTTATAATCAAGACTCCGGCCCGGTGTCGTGAAAATCAAACCCTGCCGCTCCCACTCCTCAAGCCGGTGCCTGTTCGTTCGCTCGCGTTCTTTCGCCGCTCCCTCGGGAGCGAAGAAAAACGGAAGCACCCAGTAGGGTTCATTGGGTTCGATTGGAGGGAATAAGAGAACAAAAGCCGTGAGATCCAAGGTGCTTGAGAGGTCAAGCCCTGCATAGCACATCCGATTCGAGAGATCAGGGAACTCGCGGAGGCAGTCATCCCAGCGCTCAAGCGAGATCCATCTCGTCTCCTGCGAGGTCCACTGATTCAGGTGCAATCGACGGAATGCGTTTTCCCTGGACGGGTTCGCCAGCGCCTCCGTGACTGCCTTCTCAAAATAATCCCGCTTGACGGTGACTTCATAATTCGGGTTCGCCTCACGCCAGGTGCTTTCCTGTTTCCAGTCACCGCTCGAGGTGTAGATTTTTGAAAAAAATGTCGGGTCGTGAATTAGCTTATCCTGCACTCCAAGAGCATACTGCCGAAGCTCCCAGCAAAGAGACTGGCGATCATGCCCTGCGGTCGTGATCGCAAGCGTCAGCGGCTGGCGTCTCGCTCCGGTCGAGGTGGTCAACACATCCCACAGCTCTCGATTCGGTTGGGCGTGAACCTCGTCCACGATGATCCCGTGAGCGTTCAAGCCGTGCTTCGTGAATGCGTCTGATGAAAGCGACCGGTAAAAGCTCCCGGAAGATTTATGCTCGATGGTTTTGTTTCGGTAGACACGCAGCATCGAGGCGAGGCTCGGGTTCTCCTCGATCATCTGGACCGCCTGATCGAACACGATCGAGGCTTGTTCCTTGTCGCTTGCTGCCGAGTAAATCTCAGCGCCATCCTCGCGGTCAAGGCAAAGGAGATAAAGAGCAATACCAGCGGCGAGTGTGCTCTTGCCGTTTTTCCTGGGCACCTCGAGATACGCGGTGCGGTACTGCCTAAGACCATCCTTGCGCACGGTGCCAAAAAGTTCATTCAGAAATAAACGCTGCCACTCGGCCAGCACGAAGGCGGTGCCTGCCCATTCCCCCTTCGTGTGGCAGAGGTGCTCGTTGAAAAACCGGACGATGCGGTGATCCTTTGCGACCGGTTTCTTTTTTCGTGGCGCTCTCACGGTCACTCGATTGCCCTCATGATGTCGATGATGCCGTCCTTGCCGCCGTTGCTGCTTTCAAGTCTCGGTCTCGCTGCTGGTGTCAACCCAAACTCGCTTTCGAGTTTCAACAGTTGCTCGCTGGATTTATTGAAAACCATATACGGTGGCGTGGGGATGAACCCCTTTACCTTGCCGCTCTCATCCTTCACGGGCATGAACGATGGAACGCCGTCCGCCATCTGCTTGGCAGCATCCATCCAACGAACCAAGATTGACGCGTACCTTGTCAACGCTCCAGCATCGATCTCGGTCAGGACACCAAGGTCAAAAAGTTTCTCGGCCATCTTGTCGAAGATCTCACGCTCCCTGGGCCCGAGAAACTCAGGCGCTTTAATTTTCATGACTTCCGGTTTCGGTTCGTTTGGTCGTGTCTTCGCACGCCAAGACCCGCGGATCTTTAGGATGTTCGTCGGGGTTGGTTTTCTTCCCTTAGGCATTCTTATTCTCCAGCGATGCCTTCTTCCCGGTGAGCGTCTCCCACCGCTTTACGATCACATCGCAGTATTGAGGACTGATCTCCATGCCGTAGCACTTGCGGCCCAGTTGCTCGGCGGCGATGAGGGTGGTGCCCGAGCCAAGCCACAAGTCAAGCACGACACCGTCGTCGGTGAACAACTCTCGCATCAGCTTGGCGAACATAGCGACAGGTTTTTGGGTCGGGTGCTGCCTGAGCTCTCGCTCGCCTTCTTGAACCAGACCCATCCAGACATGACGATAAATCCGGGCGACTGTCTTGAACGGCGTCCACGCCATCTCGCAATCTGAAAAGTTGTCTTTCCACTCGCGGCCTTTTTTATCCCAGACAATCCATCCCTTTTTGCACGGCAGCTTGTCGGCAAAATAGTTGGCTCCCCACCAAACACATTCTTCCGCCAGGCCAAAAAACGGAGCCGGATCAAATGGCTTGTCGTCGCCGTGTATAGGTTCGTATTGGTTTGCTTTCGCCTTGCTAACGCCGCCGATGCTGCCTTTCGCCTTGCTGACGCCGCCGATGACGGCGATGCCATACGGAGGATCAAACATCCCATATCGCGCTTTGGCCCCCGCCATTAGCCGCTCCACATCCTCCGCCTTGGTCGAGTCTCCGCACAGCAACCGATGCTCTCCAAGAATCCACAGGTCGCCGGACTTCGTGATTGGGTCAACCGGCGGCTCGGGAACCTCGTCCTCAACCACTTCCTTGTCATCAACATAAAGTCCTGCATCCTCGGCAAGATCCGCCAGCATTTTTTGAAGCGCCTCACTCCCGGTGTCCACATTGCGCAAAAGGGAATCGAGCGCTGCTGCGTCACTCTCAGCAAGCGCGGCAATCGGATCAAATGTGGCCAGGAGTTTATCGCTTTCGGCTTCAGTGACATCCAAAACCAAAACCGGGATTTCCTGATTGCTTGTTGTCTCCGCTCTCATGTGTCCGTCGATCAGCATCAATGATCCATCATCAAGTTCTCGGGCAAGGACCGCACCAGCAAAACCAACCTCCGCAAGAATCCCCTTGAGCGCATCCTGTTGCGCGATCGGGTGCGTCCTCCAGTTTTTTGGATTGGGAATAAGCTCGGATGATTTCACCCTTCGCAGCTCCTTGATTCGATCTCTAATTTTCATTTAAACCCCTCATTTAACTCCACCAGTGCTCAAAATCGTGAAAATCTGTAAACCGATACCACGCGAGGTACTTTGACCCCCAGTGGAACAAAAACGACCCCCCTACCCTTTTTTTGCGTCCCGGCCCGCCGTCCTCCAGCTAGCCCGGTCTGCCGCTCCCACCTTGTCCTCATGCCAGGTTTTT